CGCTTTAGCTGCTGGATTTAGCCCGCATCAAGTGGACGCAGCATTTACGGAAATCCACCGCAGCAACATGAGCAAAGTCTGGACTGACGACGAGATCGACTCCATCCCTGCTGACTGCCGGTCAACTCGCGTTGGAGAAAACCGCCACATTGTCCGCAGGAGTGACGGCAAGATTGCAAAGAGTCCAAGCTACTCTCCCGCTCGACTGGAGGGATACACTCGATGAGGCATCTATGGGCGCGTGGATTTGGGCGGCTTCACAGTGACGCTGAAATCATCACCACAGACGACGGCAAACAGTTTCTGATCGCGGTGATCGAGTTTGAAAAAAGGACGTTGGGCAACGGGAAATTGTACGCTCAACGGGTCACGTTTCGCTCGTTTGACCATGAAGATATGGACGCTGTAAATCTGCTCATCGAGGGGACTCATATTATGTTCGATGGCGATTGCGATGCCGTCGCGGATAAGAGTTCCACCGGCTGGTGGTATGCCAACCCAAGAATTACCGGACGCATCAGCGAAATCATTCCCTCTGGTCATGAATCTTAGCTTTTTCGCAGCCGGAATCCCGAAGGCTCAACCTCGGGTCAAAGCGTTTGTGCGCGGCGGTCACGCTGGAGTTTACACTCCCGATTCAGCGGAGATCTGGAAGCAAGAGGTCCGCAGACAAGCCGTTGCAAACGCTCCAGAATCGCTTGTGAGCGGAGTTGTTCGCGTGGAGTTAGACTTCTTCCTTCCGCGACCAAAAACGCATCTGGACCGTCACGGAGTCCCGAAGCCAAAATCACCAGTCTGGCACTGCAAAAAGCCGGATTTGGACAACCTCATCAAAGCCGTTACGGACGCGATCACGGACACTCAGCGAGTCTGGCTGGATGACTCGCAAATCTGCGAGATCACCGCTACAAAAACGTACGCGCTCAACGCTGTCGGATGCAGCGTAAGTATTTCGGCAGAATAGCCTCTCAGAAATCGCGGAATGGTACGCAGGGAGATCCTGCGACAGGTGAGGTCACCGCACGAAACACCGCGATTTCCTCAATGTTTACGGGCTTTTTTTGACAATCTGAAAAAAGTTGCAGATTTATGTTGAAGGTAACCCACCGATGGGTTTAAGGTAACTGCATCGAAGGCAACAAGCCGACGAAGAAACGACAAGAATATGACGAACGAAATCTGCGAACTAGAAGCCCTCCTAAACGCTAAGTCTAACCGCCGAGTTGCTGCTGAAGACCGCTACATGGACCGGATTGAGAAGAAGGAAGCAGCAGCGGAGAATCTGATCGGAGAGATCAACCGAGACGGCAAGACAGTCAGCTACATCAACCAGATTGACCGGAGCGGAGAGTTCACTGGAAAGGTAATCGAAGGGAGCCGAGCGAATCTGGTCTCCTACTGCATCAAAAACAAGTACGTCTAATTTCCACAGAGGGGCGCGACTCTCCAACGCGCAACAAACCATAACTTACACCATCAAATACCATGACCATCGAAATCAAATACACCGCATCCGTCTTCACTCCTGCCGGTTGGCGCGGAGTTACCATCAAAGCAACCGCAACCAAGACATCTGAGAAGATGGCAGTTGTTGTGGAAGTGCTAGAGATCAACGGAGACTCTCCTAAGTCTAAGATGAGCCGTACTGGAGCCAGTCGCCAGCGTTACAACGGCAACAGCATTTCCTGCCGCGAGGTAGGAGCCAAGAAGCGGTTGTCCGCTTGTGAAATCTTGAACTGAAACCATCAACACCATTAAAAACCATGCGTTATCATTGCAAAGACAAGAACAGTAAGTCGTTAAGCCAGCACTCATCCATCCTTGAAGCTCTCCGAGCGCGGGAAGTTTGGCTCCATACTCGGGAGTTAATCGGGATCACTGACAACAGTGGGCGGTTGTTGTCAGCAGACGAACTCTACCAAGCCAAAGCAGCGGCTTGGATGAAAGGGACCAAGTGAATCTTGGACCTTTGATCGCGGCTCTTATCACCGTGGAGTCTAACGGACGAGACAACGCGATTGGAGACGCTGGACTGGCTATCGGTGCGCTCCAGATCCACCGAGCGGTTGTAGTGGACGCAAACCGGATTGCTGGCACCAGCTACACTCACCAGCAGATGACAAATCGAGTTGCGGCCCGTCGAGTTTGCGAGATCTATCTTAATCACTACGGCAAAGGCTGTACCACTGAGCAGTTGGCTCGCAAATGGAACGGAGGCGGTCCTGCTGGTGATAAGAAAACAGCGACAATCGCTTACTGGAACAAAGTCAAAAAGCATCTATGAAGAAAACCATTCTAATATCAGAAGACACTCACAAGAAACTCAAAGAGTACTGCAAGAAAGAAGGAATCAAAAGCCAGCATCTAACTGATAAGATTATTAGGGAGTGGCTAGATAAGGAGATGTCAACATGAACAAGCAGACCATGCCGAGCTATCTTGTAGAGCTAGAACACGAATTGGCCGATGCCCATGATCGCATTCGACTGCTCATTGCAGAGCGCGACACTGCACGATTGCAAGCCGATCAAAAGATCAACCTCCGCGAAGACTTCCGCGAACTGCTTGGAACCGACGACATCGAACAGGGAGTGGTTGTTGTGCGTGGGTTACAAGACCGCATCAAGCGGTTGGAGGAGATGTATGAGGGTAAAATTGGCGAGAATGAGCAGTTCTTAGGATCTAATCTGCAAGGGCTACTTACCCGCGAACTCAACGCAGCCAATGAGCGCATCAAGCGGCTGGAGGAGGCGGGTGATGAGATGGAAAAATATTGCAGTGATTATTACTCCAGCAATAGATGGCGCAAAGCCAAGGAGGCCAAGCCGTGAGCGACACCCCTAGAACAGACGAACAGATCAACGGTAAACCATGCACTCAATTTGGAATACTAGCTGGTGATTCGCTGCGTAATGCCTCAGTTCCATCGGAGTTCGCTCGCACACTCGAACGCGAACTCAACGCGGCTAATGAGATGTTACGAAAACTGAATATCCACGCTCTCAATCTGACTGATCGGATTCGTCGGCTGGAGGAGGCGGGGGATGTGCTATGTGCTGCTGCCGCCTTTATGGGGTGGCACATGGAGATTGAGAAATGGAACAAAGCCAAGGAGGCAAAACCGTGAGACATCCAAGCTATTGCTGTCAGAATTGCGGAGACTTTATTGGATGGATGGGGCGATTCATGTTTCCATTCTTCCACAAATGCAGAAACAAAACAACAAAACACATGACTGAATACACAACACAAACTACATCAATCAAGTTCGACAAAAACTTCATAAACACTGCTGTTTTAATTCACCATGATGGTCGTGTGACTATCAGTGATGATCTGAAGCCAGATGAGGCTGCGAAGAAGATGTTCAAGATTTTTAAGGATCTTTGGGCAAATGACGCACAGTCAGCAAAGATCAGGGATTTGGAGCTTCGTATTCTCAAGCTGAAGACAGCAGGAAATGAAATGTACAAGTTTATCAACCCTCCTTCGCCGTGCATGAGGACATCCAGAATGGACGACCTATTGCAGTGTTGGGATGATGCAAAAGATCAACATTAACTAACATATAATTTGTCAAAATTATGAATAGTATTTCAGAATCATTACTATATGGATTCATTGCAGGTGCATTGATGTTTTTGGGAATTCTATGGGGATCACATCTAGCTGATTCCAAAATGAAAGAAGAAGCCGTGATGAGGGGTTATGCTGAATGGATAGTCAACAATAGCGGCAAAACACAATTCAAATGGAAGTAGGCCAAGCCGTGAGAAGCTCAATCAAACAATTTCACCGAACGCTGAAACATAAACAACAAATGAAAACAAAACTATCACCAGCATTGCAACTGGAAGCAATGCTTATTGGCAAAACCAAAACACATCGCACAGGAAACAAAATGGAAATGCTTAACCAAAAAATCAAAGAGCTTGAACTCAAGCTGGAGTCGGCCAATGAGCGCATCAAGCGGCTGGTTCAAGCCGGTGACTGCTTATTGAGTCATCGCAATAGCACCGATTATCACGAAAAAGTTAGAGAGTGGGACAAAGCAAAGAAGGACAAACCATGAGCAAAGACAAACTCCGTGAACTGCTGGGTCAGTTGTGGCTTCAAGACATCTCAGCAGATGAAGCATTCGATGAACTGGAAGACTTGATAAATCGCATCACCCAACTAGAGCAAGATAACGACGCCATGAGAGCAGATCTGTTACTGTGGAATGAGAAGGAGGCCAAGCCGTGAGTGACAAATATTTCCCGTGGCCAATTCTGATCCTCCCTCTCGGTTTGGGGTTTGTTGTTGGTATGTTGCTCGGAACGATATCAACCAGTAGCTCATGGAAAACATCAGCGGTGAAGACGGGCCATGCTCAATGGGTTGCAAACGAACGCGGAGAAGCAGAGTTCAAATGGAAGGAGTGCAAATGAGCGATACACCGAGGACGGATCCGACCAACGCCAGATACAACAGCCTACAGCTCCAATGCTACGAGCAGCGTAAGGAGATTAACAGGTTGAATGAACACGTCACCGAACTCGAAAACCGTCTCCGCGCTTTGTGGGACAAGCTCGAAGGTGAGCGGAAGCACTACATGGAGCAGATCAGCGATCTTGAGAAACTCGGTGACACGTTGGCCAACTGCACTTCGGACAATCCGTACAATGCCCGATACGCGGAACAATGGTGGGATTTGAGGGGGATTAAGCATGAGTGAATCAGCATTACAGCTTGCGTATGACCGCATCGAAGAGCTTGAACTCAAGCTGGAGTCGGCCAACGAGCGCATCAAACGGTTGGAGGTAGTAGAACGACTTTCAACGGCGCAAATGGATTACATCCAGCAACTCGAAACCGAGAACGACGCACTGCGAGCGGATCTATTACTGTGGCGGGAGGCAAAACCGTGAGCTTGCTGGAAAAATTAGGCCTATCAAAGGAATCAATGGAGAGAATGCTTGGTGCTGTCGCTCCATTAAAAAAGACTAAAATCAAACGCTATCGGCGGTACGAAACTGTTCCCGCAGATATCCGTAAAGCGATTTTAGGAGAGCATCAAAGCTACACTTGCCGTGAGTTGGCTAAGAAATATGGCATCTCAGCTTCAACTATATGGGACATCAGAGACAGTAAATCTAAAACCGAATGACTATTAGAGATAAATTATACATACCAAAGCGCGGACACATACCACAAGCAGTAGTGTTAGAAGTATTACAAGACATTCAGAACAACAGAACATACAGACAAATTAAAGAAGATTATGCAGTCAGCATAGGCTGGATACACAAAATCAGACACAATAAGACCAGAAAATGAACATACTCAACGAAATCAAAAGCGGGATCTCCAGATTGCTTGGAGTACATAAGACGCTGGAGACCAAAGAGGCTCCGAGAACTCTAAAGCCCAAACGCATCCAAAAGCGTGGAAGGGGACGACCAAAGGGACTCAAGATACCGCAGCAGATTGTCGATGCGGTGCGACAAGCTGACAAGAGCATGACTAACAAACAGTTAGCTGCTAAGTATCGTGTTTCTTACTTTTGGGTTTGGAGTGTTCGTAGCAATAAGTTGCGCTTGAATTAACATAATCAACGCGAGTGTGTCTTGATTTTGCTCTTCTTTTATGATTATTGCCCATTGTGAACATCACTCAGCACCACCGTCGAGTTATGGCGATTGGTTGCAGTCATGGGAGCCGAGCCAATCCAGATGCACTCGCTGCGGTGCTATTGTTCCGCGAGAAATTCAAACCAGACGAGATAATCCATTTAGGGGACGCATTCGATCTTGCCTCATTGCGATCTGGCTCACTCCAAAACCCGAACGACTCGGATCAAGCGGACGACTATCTTGATGATGTTCAAGAGGGAGTAAAGTTCCTCAATGAGTTGCGCCCAACGGTGTTTACATTGGGAAATCACGATGAGCGAGCTAAGAAGTATCTCCATCATCATAACGCTGTTGTCAGAGGATTTGCGGAGGCTGTATGGGAACGAATGGTTGAGCCTATTAACAAACACTGCCATACCTTTATTGAGACCCATGACTGTCTTGAAAGATCATTCTATAAGTTGGGCGGTTTTAGTTGGGGACATGGGGTTCTCTATGGGGAAAACTTTATTCGTGATTCAGCCGAAACATTTGGTAACTGTGTTGTGGCTCATGCTCATCGAGCCGGTCAAGCGACTGGCAGAAACCAGTCAAATCCAATTGGCTTTTGTGTTGGAACGTTGGCGGATATTCCGTCAATGGATTACGCAGGAAAACGACGGTCAACCTTAGCATGGTCTCACGGGATCGTATTTGGAGAATACACAGACAACTCAGCGCAACTATACCTGCACCAATGGCCTCAGAACGAACAGAATTGGCATCTGCCGAGCTTTTAAAGCGGCTGAGGGCAGCAATCCAACATCAAGCAGAGAGCGTCCCAGAGGGATGGTTGACCGCTAACGAATGGTCTGATCTTTGGAAGCTATCCCCTAACGCTGCTGGACTCGTACTCAACAAGTCAGTGAAACTTGGATTGATGGAAACCAAGAAGTTTCGCATTGATACTAAAACTCGCGGCAACTACCCAACACCACACTACAAGCCAATAGATGAAATACCTGTCAAAGACTAAGCCAACCGTTGAGGTTGAGTTTGTTGCTGAAGCTCAACTAAGGATCGGTGAGACCAAGAGGCTCTGCGTGATCTACCAGCGAGGGGACATTTTCTATGTCAGACCGAAAGCTGAGTTTTTCGATAAGTTTGATCTCGACAAGTCTGTGATCCCGAGTTAGAGATCAGAGGTCAGCGCGAGCCGTGAGAAGCGAGCGTTGATATCCAAACAAAACCCATGTTCAACCAATTTCTCCCCACTCTTCCCGTGTACGTCGCGTTGGTTTTGCGCGAGTTCTCACCACGGGCTGAGTGGGGTTTCCATTTGTTACATGAACGAAGACAAGAAAACCCGTAAGGCTCCAGCCTTCCAGTTCTACGCTGACGATTTCTTAGCTGGAACGCTCGAAATGTCCCAAGAAGAAGTTGGTCAATATATCCGACTTCTCTGCCATCAATGGAACCGTGGTTCAATTCCGGTTGAAACCGAAAAGCAACAGCGGTTGACCGGCGGTTGCGTCTCGGTTGACGTATTGGTTAAGTTCCGGTTGTGCGAAGACGGTCTTCTTAGAAATGAAAGACTTGAGACAGTGAGAAGCGAAAAAGACCGATACTTACAGCAACAATCTCAAAAAGGCCGTAAATCCGCAGAATTAAGAAAGCTCGCTTCAACCGCAGTTCAACCGGATACCCAACCGGAATCCAACAGCGGTTCAACCACGGTTGAAATTCGGTTGCAACCGAAAGTCAACTCTCCTACTCCTACTCCTACTCCTAATAATAAAGAAGAGAGCATTGCTCCAAAGTCGCAACGCTCACACTTTACAACTCCTACGGTTGAAGAGGTCCAAGCTGAGTGTGTAAGGATCGAGCTTTCACTTTTAGAAGCTCCAAAGTTTGTTGACTACTACGAGTCAAAAGGTTGGCTCGTTGGCAAAGCAAAGATGAAGTCTTGGAAACCCGCTCTTAGAAATTGGCAGAGAAACCAGAACGAAAGACAACAAACGCTTATTGTCGAACCTGTTAAAAAGAAGGAAATCGACTACAGGGATTCACTATGAACGACGCTTTCTTTGCTCAAGACGACGAGTTTGGTCTAATTGGAGCTTGTCTTACCGGAACCCTAGACACTTGCGCTGACGCATTCGCTGAAGTTAAAAGCGAATGGATAGAGACCAATACGCTTAGAGACACATACGAGACGATTAGGTCTCTAAGCCAACAGAACCGCCAAATATCATTACCCGAGCTTGGTAAGGAATGGAAAAAGCTTAATGGCAATCAACCGATCCCGTTTGAAGACTGGAACAAAGCGATGGAAGTCTGCCCATCACCAGCCAATCTCCCCAACTACGTTAAAGGCATCACCGAAGCCGCTCATCGTCGCCAGCTACGATTGACCGGAGACCGATTGATACGCGAGTCCGCTGTCTTGACACTCCAGCCGGATCAAATCGTCTCTAATGCCGAGTCTGGACTCAGCATTGAGCTATCCCGTGAGACCCTATCAACCTCAAAGCAAGTTGCCGGTACGTTTATCGACCAGATGCAGGAGCGGTTTGCTCGCAAAGGTACGTTGAGCGGGATCACGACTGGATTCTATCGGCTGGACCAGATGACTGATGGTTTGCAGTTGCGAGAGATGGCAATCATTGCTGCTCGTCCCTCTATCGGTAAAACTGCAATTGCCATTGCAATAGCAGAAGCCGCAGCAATACAAGCAAGAGTGCCAACATTATTCATATCGCTTGAGATGAGTAAGGAATCAATCTTCCGAAGATCAGTCGCTTCTATTGGTGGAGTGCCAATGCAAAACCTAAAAAGCGGTGATCTTTCCGAAGGTGATATGCGCTCGATGAGTGGCGCGTCTGCCAAGATTGCTTCTAGTCCATTGTGGTTCCTCGATGGATCTAGCTCTCAGAGCATTGCATCCATCACCGCAAACATACGTCGAGCGGTACGAAAGCATGGAGTTAAGTTGGTGATCATCGATTACCTTCAGAAGATCAAAGCCGCAGACCGAGCAGAGAAACGCACCTACGAGGTCGCAGAGGTCAGCGGTAAGCTCAAAGACATTGCTGTCCAAACCGGCGTTGCAATGTTGTGCTTGGCTCAGTTGAACCGCGAGAACGAGAAGGATAAGGGGAGACAACCCAGACTTACCGATCTTGCTGACTCCGGTCAGATTGAGCGTGATGCTGACTGTGTCATGCTCTTAGACCGAGACCGCCGAGAGCCTAAAGGAGAAGCAACAATTGTGATCGCCAAGCAGCGAGATGGTGAGTGCGGACTGGTAAAACTCTTCTACGATGGGCAGTTTTGTCGGTTCTCTGAGTGCGGTATGGATACTTAAGTTTAAAAAACCCAACGACAGGTTGACTCCCCTAAACAAGTCTGCCAACCTATCACCGGACCTAAGTCCAACATAAACACCATGATAACCGGAAAGATTGACGTTACTAAAGTAGACAAGACCCATCTATTCAAAGGTAAGGCTGGAACGTATTTGGATATTGCGCTCATCACCAATAAGGCTGGCCGCGACCAGTATGGTAACGATGGTATGATTGTTCAGTCTGTATCTAAGCAAGCCAGACAAGATGGGCATAAAGGTCCAATCCTAGGTAACTATGTAAAGACCGAAGACCGTATGCCTCCAGCAATTACTAAGAAGGTATCTGCTAACGATCCTCTTGGACCTGAAGATGACATTCCCTTTTGATATACAACAAACCATTTAACACCATGACAACTACCGCAGAGTTCTTTGAAGATACTAAGTCAGCAACTCCCCGTTGCGACGCTGAGATTGAGAAGCTTAGGAAGCATTACCCGATACTAACGCTAACCGTTGTATTTGCATTGGCTCGTAAGCTTGAGATGGAGTTGATCCAATCCAATAACTCTATCGTTGATCTGCTCAACCAGATCGAAGCCATAGAAGAAAAGAACCAACAGTAATATGGGAGGCGTACAGAAATACCTTACTCGTCAAGTCCAAGACGGTGAGATCTCTAAGGATGATCTGCTTGAATCACAGAGGAAACTAAGCCTTTTAAATCAAGCACCATCACTAGTGCTTAATGCTATTGCTAAAGGCTGGATGAAGTATCCCGATAAGCTAGAGACTATTACCGAGGAAGAAGAGACTGCTAAGTGGATTGATACCTATGATTGTGAGAGAGCGTATCACAACAGAGTTAAAGGTATGACATACCGTGAGATCGGGAAGCTAATAGGATGCGGTATGAATCGAGTGAGTGCTATCCTTCATCACGGTGAGAACATTGTGTTGCAACGTAAGATGAAATCATTGGGTCATACTGTTGTTAGTATTCCAAGTAAAGCTACAGTGCAAGAACACATTACTAATGCTAAGAGCAAGACCAAACAGAAGCAGTGATACCATACAGTATAACAGATTGTTTTATGCTACTAAGTATCATGCTTTGCCTACCTAATGCAATAATGTTAGGAGGCTCCCGACTATGTCTAATAGGCAGGTGATCGCGCGGG